CCGCCACTGGTAACCAGTGGACCCACTTCCGCACGAACTTGTGACTGGAGGTGGTGTACCTACTGCAGATTATCGGCTCTCCAAAAGGACCCGCCCGTCGGACCAAGGCACGAAGGTGCCAGAGGAACAATGAACGGGAATCATACACGTAGCGGTTCCGAGTCTGGGCCACAAAGGCCTTCATTCTCGGTCGCCACGCGTACTTACCTGATGTTGAGCAGATAACGTTCCTAAGTCTATACGCAACATGCGGGGTAACCCACACGCCGCTTATAGTGGACTCGTTATACGGCACTGTTGGCAACTTCCATTCCGCAATCAAGCGGAGAAGCAAGTCAAACAGAGCACCGTACGGTTCGCTTACCATCATCATCGAGTTAACGAGATGACACTGAGTAGCCTTACGGCTATCCAGCTCCCTAAAATATTGGGGGGTAATGCGAGACCCCGACCACCAATCTTCTCCACAGGACTCTCGAAAGGGTCCAGAAGTGAAGGTTTTATCGGTGTTCGGAACGAAACCTAAGAACGCAAGCAACGCCATTAGCTCTTCACACTTGTCACTGTCCATGATAATATCATCACCATAGACAGAACTCGTGGTCGGAGCCAGAGCAAAGCAAGCTGCAGCGAAAACAATAGTCTCAATCGCAAACGTAGCACCGTTCCCCATACTGGAGAACTTGTGATACGCCCGTTTTTGAGTCGGGTACATCTCATAACTCTGCGAGCGAATTGCCCGCAAATAGTGGAACCACTCTTGTGGAAAGAGCAGTGCCACCGTGTTATAAGACAAAGTATCCGAGGCCATCGAAAGGTCAATAGTGCCTAGTAAGCCACTAAGCGACCCTTCTTTAGCTAGCTGTTGATTTCGAGTCTGGTCAGCAAGGTCCACACCTCGCTGACGGAGACGGATTTTAGCAAAACTATCAAACGCTAATTGGAGGAGCAAATTTCCCTCCGGTTCGCAAGCGATAGTTCTTTCCGTCTTCCACGACTTTGGTACAAAAGCAACTCGGTTCGTATCGATAAGACCTGCCCGAATAAAACCGTATCCGAAACAATCGGACAAAGCGGCGATATAAGGGTAGGCCCCGGGAGTACAGATTACTTTCTTGGATACTTTCAAGAAAGGTGTACTCATCCGGCGAGACCGAGTTGCAGTGGCGCCTGCCGTTACTTTGACTAACTCAGGTATTCTTCTGAGAAAGTCGCGGTGAGGACCTAACAACTCATGGATGAATACTGACATCCGGTTGATCTGATCTCTACGTTCCTTAGGAATTTCTCCCAAAGGGCTGTAGAACAGGTCGAGCCGGTTATTTGTCTGTTCGCAAAGCTCTTCTCCGGTCTCAAAAGAGATCAGAGCTGCTAAACGCGCAGCCAAGGGGTCAGTAAAAGCCGTGTTCTTCTTGAACATAGCCTCTATTTGCCGTAAGGTCTTCGCCGCTCTCCACCCTGTTACATCGTGGTGGAGGTCGGTAAAGCAGGATGCCAACTTCGCGTGGTTCCTGCTCCTCATCCAACCGGATAAGGAGTGGTATACGCTAGTTGGCAAGTGGTGCATGTTGTCTTGTAGGTAACATCGACTTACGTCGTACGTTATCTGTTGGATGTCCATTGCGGATCTCCTAGTTGAGTAGCGGCATAAGCCTTAATCTTCATTCATTCTGAATAAAGATGTCAGGAACTTACCAAATTGGTCCTTGCGGACGGCGGACGGCTTCAGAAGAAATCTGAAAAACTTCTTTAGCCACCTGCCACCCATTAGAACCAAGCCTGGGTGTTTACAGTTGCTGTAAACTCATCCGACGCGACTATGTCGCGAAAGATGGCCAGGGCCGCAGTAACGTCACCTGCTATCCCATTTACGGGACGGCGGATTTTCGCCTCAAACAAGACTTTTGACGAAAGGATCACTCCTTCCGAATCTTCTGTAGAAGAGACCACCTGACAGGTGTCCTCAATAACAGAAGTCGCACCGTTCGCCACTTTCCTCCGCTGGATCACTAACCGCGGTTCAACTGCGGTGTGCCCAGTATAGAAGTAAGTACGTGAGTCTCCGAAATCTCGGAACTCTGTGAGTGCTGTCGACATTCCAGCCATAATAACCTCCTAGGTTATTAATTTTCGCATAGCTTTCAAAATGAGCGCCACAAGGTCAGCAACCTTGAATGCGTTCAAATTTAGGCTAGGCCGCGGAAGTGTTGGAACTACTACAGGTTGTCGCTGTTTAAACTCCCATTCGTTGAAGAACTGCACGTCACTAAAGTTTTCAAAAGTGTCAGTCTTGTAAGAACCACTAGGGAAGAAAATCACTTCCTGGGTTGCTACTTGACTTCCCCTAAAGAAAACAGAAGCGGATGCAGTATATCGATCGTTTAGGAGTACAAAAGACATCGCTTCAATCGCCCGACCAACGTTAATAAACCAATCGACCACAAAACTGAACCGGGTTAACTCCCAGGCAGTCAGCGGTAAGTTAGTTGTTACTTTGGAAGGGAGAAAATCAGCAATTACGTTACCTCGGACCGAAAGGGTCCTACCGGTAACATAGTGCTGTTCGAACCGTATGCTGGCGTCCTGGTAAAACTCCATCTCATCGATGGAATCCGACCAATCGTCTCCAGCGCGGTCCTTGACGCGAGACAGCTCATCGTTATCTATCTCACGAATCAGTGTCTCTATGTCCTCAAGGTCATAGAGCAAGATGCGCCAACCGTAACGCGTTTCAAGCCACTCATCAATTAATGAGTAACCGAAACGGATTGCGTCACTACTCGTCCGCCACTTTTGGAACTCCGTAAGGAGCTTCAGCAGTTTTGGAACAGCAGTGCGGAACATTTTCACTAATTTGTGGAACTCGGCCATGAAGGTTAAAGCATCCCATCCTCTGCCGTAAATACGGGCAGCGGCTTGCTGGACAAAGAGTAGTTTATCAATGCCCAACGAGTCGAGTAGACGGTTTGCTTCGGCCTCAGGAGCGAACATCAACCTACTAGTACCACGTGTTAACCACAGTGGTGCTGTACTTCCATCAGTCCATGTCCTGTCATATCGATAGACATTACCAGCTAAGGTAGTGCCGCCGAAATAAACAGTACTGGGTCCCGAATAGACAACATTTTGGGAAATGTTGGTGTACTTAGTGTAGGGTAATAGTTCGCCAGAGTTACGACGCTTATGAAAATCCTTTTGATCTCTTCCGACACAAAATTCGGTCGAATGAGAACGGATATCATAGCGAAGGCCATAGGGAGCACCGGGGGTGCCGTTGATCGATTGAACAACGGTACTAGAACCGGTCCCTAAGTGGTCGAAGTGGTTCTTGCGAACCCGCTCCGACCCAGCGTTGGTAGATAATGAAGGCATAATAATATCACCTGTATAGCGGTACTTTGTACGCAACTCAGCGGATCCCGCATCCTCCTCAATGAAGAGGTTGCCGAGTCTCAGGGTTGAAAAATCAAAACTATCGAACACCGAGGAACATCCGAAATTACGGGATGAATCGAGGTGCTTTCAAGCTCTTCCCCTCACAACGAG